GAAGTGTGTCTATCTGGCAAATTCCACTATGCCCATCCCCATGCAGAATCATATTCATTTTTGCGAGTTTTGCATTTGAGGTAATTTCTCTTCCAAAAATAGTATTATGTTTAAGCTTGATTTCTTCACTACTATTGTTTGCAATTAAAGTGTTATCTTTTATATGATCAAATGCCTCTGTTAAAAAACCACCTGTCCCACAAAAAGGGTCATAGATCTTTTCACCATATTTAGGGTTGACTAAGTTAACAATGGTTTTAGTTATGTGACGTGGAGTAAAATATTCTCCTAAGTCATTATTAGTTGCTGTAGCTTGCTGTAAGAAATACTCAAAAGCATCTCCTTTAATATCGGTATCTATTGATGAGAGTTTTAACTTATCCAACTCTTTGATCATCTCTTTAACAGCAACAGGGTTGGTTAGCTGTAAATTTGTAAAAACAGAAGCACCATATTGTCTATCAATATCTTGTAGTATGTTATTAGTTGTATTAATTAGCAAATCATTATCGAGACTTTTGAGAGAATTCCAAATACCTGTATTAGCATTCTCTGTATACAATTTTAAAAAAAGAATGTTTGCAAATTCTGAAAGCCTTTCTATACCAGCTCTTAAACCTTCACCTCTTAGTGAGTTATTTAACTTCTTGAAAACATTAATTAACTCTTTGCGAGAGACTAAAATTTCTTTAGGTGTAATATAAATACCATTTGTTTCCTGCAATATGAACTCTTTAGCTTCATTTACTCTTATTAATTCATTAACCTCATTTTCATCAATAAATAATGGTTTTTGGGTATACAAATGCCGTGTTTCGCAGAAACCATTATTCATTGCAAATATCAAAGGTGCATCAAGCATTTCAGCATATTCGGTTGCCTGATCCAGTGCTTTTGTTAAGCTTTTTCCACCTGATTTCGTTTCAATTACACCGATTGGCCGCTTATTTTGTGAATCGAAAAGAACATAATCGGGTCTTTTTTTACTTTTCTTGAGAAACTCATTATTAACAATTCTTAAGATATCTGATTCAAAAAAGACATTTTTGTTTGGATCTTGAATGTCCAAGATCCAGCCCTTGTTAATCAAATTATTGTTAACAATAAAACGTGTATCTTGCTCAATATTAGACATATTGCATAATCCCAATATCTACTATAAAAACTATTGGCAATCTACACATTACACACTAAAACATCAATAAATATTACTATCTAATAAGTGATATACCCCACATTTAAAAGACTGTGTCGGGTTCACAGCTTATTAATCTTTGGTGTTATTAATTTTCTGGCCTAGCTTTCCTTCTTTTACCAACTGCACGACCTGCTCATTAGTAAGCACAGGAATAAAGACCTTGTCGCCAATATCTTTAGAAAGAATCTTTACCTCTTCAGCAGTCAGCACCAAAGCTTCACCATGTTTCGCAGCATCATTGATGCGAGCAATAATCTGATTGATTGGTAGTTTTGCGTTATCCAATTCCATTCTCCTTTTTTAACCTGCACGCCAAAATTGGCGACCCATAACTTTAAAATTCAATCCATTTTGCTCCGTGACTTCACGATCTCTGTATTTAGGATTTAGGCTGTGCAGAATCAGTTTCCCGCCTTCTTCCTTGAAAATCTGCTTAATCATGCCTTCACCCTCAAAGTAAACAGCATAAATTTGACCATCGATAATGTCGGTTTGGGATATATCAATGCCAACCAAATCCCCATCATCAATCTTGTCCGCCATGCTGTCGCCTTTAGCCTTGATGATGCGCATGCAATCAGGATGAACATTTTTTTGTTTAAAAAAACTAGGTGGGAATGGCTGTTTTCCATTGATCACATCAAAGTGAAACTCTATAGACTCTCCTGTGCCACAAGAAAAACTTGCCTCTACCACATCAATCCAGATAAATCCATCATCCCCACCATACTCAACTACTGACGGGCTTTGAATATCATTCACATCAAATGATGATTCATCTTTCTTGGATAGACCGTGCTTATCCATAAATTCTTGCATGTTGAAGTTGGTTAAATTTTGTTTTTTCTTCCCGTTTAGAAGCCATCCGGCATCAACTTCTAAAAGTTCGGCCAACTTATCCAAAGTCTCTTTGCCAATCTGTCCTTTTTTCCATTTAGAAGGCGCTTGAGGAGTCAGGCCAATCATTGTGGCAGCTTTAGACCATGATAATTTCTTTGCTTTCAGTGCTTCCTGAATGCGCTCAACCATTGTGCTCATAACTTTCATCGCGTGAAACCTTTGGTTAAATTTTCGTATAAAAAATATAAAATTGTAAGCAACCATAGGTTGAAAATAATTTTAACTCATGGTTTAATAAAAATATTAATTAGGTTTAAATAAGGTTTAAGATATGAATCCTATTCAACAAGCCATTGATGCTGTTGGTGGGCGAACCAATGCAGCGTCATTACTTGGGATATCCTACGTTGCTGTAAGAAAGATGGCAGAGAAAGGTGTATTGCCACGTACTGATTACACAGGTGAAACCAACTACGCACAGATTCTTGCTGAGCACAGTAACGGGAAAGTGACTCAAGAATGGCTACTCGATAAAGCAAATCCAAAACATTTAGCGGCATAAGGAAAGTTTTATGAGCCTTGAAAAAAAATCTACGCATGTGCGTTTATCTCCCGAAATCCATGAACGAGCTAAAACACTCGCTTCTGTAAAAGAAAAAGACCTTGCCAGCTATTTGGCTTTCTTGCTTGAGAAAGAAATCGTAGGTGAGTGGCATGTCTTTAATTTACAAGCAAAAGCTTTTCAGCGCTTGGGATTAGGCGCTTTAGTACGGGATATCTCTACTGAAATCAGCTTCGATGAGGAACCAGAAGGGATTAACGGGGATTTAGATAAATAAAAAAGCCTGATTTCGTGGATCAGGCTCAATGTTCAATCGGAGAAGGACCAAATGAACTATCAAATATTAGCAGACATTGAACTAAATCGGAAGATTAGTTTATTTCAAAAAGCGGTTGAGGCTTATGCAATAGAACGCAGTTTAAAAAACTCGGTTGCTGTAGCTGAGGCTAAAAGTAACTTGGAGCGTCATTACTATGAATCCTACAGCTTTGCGGTTCATAAGGGAGTATGAGCATGAAGTTTATGAAGGTGCGAAATATGCACGCCAGTATGGTGATCTTCAAAGGCTTTACGATGCTTCAAGTGATGAATTCTTCATTGAAGAAATCAACGATGCTTATGAAGAGTTTAAGAGGAGCTTGGTATGACTAGTTTTATTTCTAATGCATTCCAGATTCCTAATGACCTAATAGATAACGGACATATGGCTAAGATGAAGGGTGCAGCTTTGCCTTGTTATCTTCTCATTGTTCGTAAAACGCGTGGCTGGAATAAACAAGCAGATAGCATCAGCCTATCTCAGTTTGTAAAAGCAACTGGATACAACAAGGATACTGTACAAAAAGGCCTATTAATTTTGGAAGAGATGGGTGTAATTATCCGCCTTGAAACTGACAAACAAATTAATGAATGGTCTCTAACTGACCAGATAATTACCACTGAAAACCATACTAAAAATTCGCCTAGCGAAAATTTAGCTATGCTAAAAAATAGTACGGAACCATACGAAAATTTAGTATCAAACCATACTAAAAATTCGCCACACAATAACAATAATAAAAACAAAGAAAAACAAGGGGTGGGTTACTCAGAAAACTTTGAGAAGTTCTGGTCTGCATATCCAACTTGTAAACGTAAATCAGACAAGTCTGGCACTTATAAAACTTTCACAAAGCATGAAGGAAGTTTTGCGATTGAAACACTTCTTTCAATTCTTGAAAAACAAAAATCTGATGTCTCTTGGACAAAGCAGGATGGTGAGTTCATTCCATCACCTAGCACTTGGTTAAACCAAAAACAATGGGAAAACGAGTATTGGTTTCAGGTCAACAGCTCTGTGGTAGCTCCTGATTTCTCTAATGCCCAATTGCAATATGGAGACTGGTAATGAGTACAAACATTCAAAATATGACAATTGAGCAGAGTGTGCTAGTCGCATTGATGACAGTGAGCCATTCCCTAGAGGTTGTCGCAAATGATCTTACCGAAGAACATTTTTACGCTGGTCGTCACAAGATTATTTACAAGGCAATTGTTGAGCTTGCTAATGCTGATAAGCCATATGACTCAGTATTTGTCTGCAAGCATCTACAAGAGCGAAATCTTCTCAATGACATTGGTGGAGAAGAGTATTTAATTGAACTTAACAGTGCAGTTGGTAGCGTACACCACCTGGAATATTTTGTTGCTGAGTTGAATAAACTTAAGCAGCATCGTGAAGTTGAAAATATTGGTCTCTCGATTGCAGAGTGCGCTAAAGATTTGACCATTACTGATGTTTACTTAGCTGCTGAGAATTTATTTAGTTCGTCTAGTAATTCAATTGAGCAAAAGCAAACAGGCTTTGATTTTAACCAAGCTTTAGAAAAGACACTTGAGCGATTTGAGAAAAAGATTGCCCAGAAGGAACAAAAGGGCTTCATAGGTGTCCAGTTCAATATTCCTCATCTTGATAACCTTCTTGGCACAATCGAGAAAGGACATTTTTGCGTAATTGGTGGTCGTCCGGGTAGTGGCAAGTCAACACTCGCGCAGATGTGTGCAATGCAAACTGCTAAGCGCTACAACATTCCTGTTTTATTTATCTCTGCTGAGATGGATACGCCAACCCTAACCAACCGCATGATCTCAGCATTAGGGCATATCCCATATAACAATCTGCACAATGGGGAAATTTATGACGGGATGTTTGAAAAGCTTACTGCCACGATAGCTCAGTTCCGCAACCTTCCAATTTTTATTGAAGAGAAGCAGAAGCCAACAATTTCTGAAATCCAAAGCTATGCGCGTAAAGCAAAACGCAAATACAAGGCTCTAGGCTGCATCATTGTGGACTACTTGGGCTTAATTCGTGACCCATCTAAAAAAGACCGTGTTCAGGAAGTTGCATCAATTAGCCGTGATTTAAAAGCCATGGCTAAAGAGTTTGATTGTCCAGTAATTGCATTGGCTCAACTTAACGGTGGAGCAGAAGGACAAAAGCCAGTAGCAAGTGATCTTAAGGATTCTGGACAGATTGAACAGGATGCAGACCAAATCATCATGGTTCATCCAATCCTCGAAAAAGAGACTAATGCGCCAACTGGTGTAACCGAGTTAATTATTGCCAAAAACCGTCATGGCAAGCGTGGATCTGTGAATGTTCAAGACCGTTTAGATATTTGCCGTTTCGTTGGGATGTCATTCCCAGTGGAAGAGAGAGGTGCGGCGTGAATCCAAAACAAAGAGTAATCGCGTTCCAAAACATTTTTGACATTTTGTTGTTCGCAACGCATGCGACTGAGCCTTTCACAATGAAGGATTTACGTGACTATGTGTTAGATGCACCTAACAACACTATTCAATGCTATGTCCAAGAGCTAATCAAAAGTGGGTACCTAGAAAAAGATTCATATGCAACCTACAAGGCTACGCAATACGCAAAAGACATCCTGAATGTTAAAGGGGAGCTGAAAGCATGAACGAATTTGTAGATTACACCTCAATGATGAAGCTGCGCAGAGCGTACAACCTCGGTACTCGTAATGAAGAAACAAGAGCAGCAGCGAACCTATACGAGAAATTAAGAAAGCTGAAAATGCTAGACCAGCTTAAGCAGGAAGCCATTACTAAACGTTACAAGGAGGCGGTATGAAACCAGAACAGTTTATTCGTGAGTTTGGGCCTAACACTTTCAGAATATCAATGTCATTTGTCAACACTGCTAAGTATTTGGTGGTTCATGAAGGTGAAATTGATTTTACAGATGAAATCAAGCCTCACCATGGCGAACGTGTATTTGAGCGTGATGTGGTCAATCGCCTCATAGAGTCTTTGGATTTGGTCAAGAAGCTTGGTGGCTTACAAGGTGCAAAAGCATATGTTCCAGATGGTTACAAATCAGATCGTTTGAAGCAAGCAATCAAAGACCACGAATCAATATACGGAGGCGGTGAATCTCATGCCAACTAGATATAACACAGGCGAGCATAGCTACGAACTTGAATATCACTATGGAGATATGTCAGCAAGCATGGAGATGCTTAGAGCACGTTTAATTGAATTGTTGACTCCTCATCTGTCTGGCCGTTATGTGAAATGGAGAGAAGCATATTTCACATGGTTTACAAAGTGCGGCGGGGGTTCGGGGGGGATGTTTTGTGTAGGTCCACACGAATTTCATATTGATGGGGCGTTAAGGCGCTATTACTCAGGTTCTATTGATATTACCTACAACCAGAAAGATCGATATTTCTTGGTGGGTGAGAAAAAGAAAGTCAAATGTAAGGCTTGTAAGGGGTTTGGCTTCATTCGAGATGATGGGTGGGGGCATATAGATAAATGTGAAATGTGTGATGCAGAAAAAGGAGCCAGCCATGAGTGAGTTTGAGGGTAAATCTGGAAAGTGGGCTTGGGAGATTCAAAAAGAACAACAAGCGAAAGTGGAGGAGCTGCAAAAGCGTTTAGATGGGGCATTAAAAG